CAACATTGTAAGTTTTCTTTAATGCTGCTTCATGTTTATCTGCTTCATCTCTATATTCTAGTGCTGCTAAAGGATGAAATTCATCTAATTGATTGTGGTAAATAGCACCATCTTGACTAGCTATTAAATTTTTAATTGAATCTTTATCTAGTCTTTCATTCCTTTTAGACGCAGTTTCATATTTAGTTACAAACTCAGGAGGTGTTTCTCCTATTGCTGTATAACCATCTCTGTATTTATTAATCCTGTCTGTACTTAAAAGTCCTTCTCTAGCTTCTTTTTTAAATGTATTATTTAGTGCAGTTTTTTCTGAATCTATAAAATTTTTTTCAGCATTTCTAGCCTCAACAATTTTCTTTTTAGCTGCAGATCTTAACGTAGGTATTTTATTACCCCAATGTTCAGCAAAAGTAGTACCCTTTTTTACACCTAATTGCTTTGCTAAAACAGGAGGAATCTCTTGATTTAAAATATTATCAATATGATTTAAATTACCTAAAGCTACTGCTTCGTTAACAAGAGTAGAATCAAAGATTTTCCACGCACCAGCATTGTTTAACCATTTGTTATTTGCATCTACAGTAGCACCATTTTTAATTAAGAAATGATGAATATTTTCACCTTTTTTAGCAGAAGTATCCCATTCTAATTTAGCTTTAGTTCTAGTTCTAGATGATGATTCTATGTTATATCTTTGTCTATATTTAGCTGTAATAGTTTCTTTTGCCTTTTGTATAGTACTATTAACCCCAGCTAATTCTAATAATTCTGGAGAAAACTTATCTAAACCTGCAGCTTTTTTTATTTTATCTGATACAATATTTAAAGCAGCTTCTTTAAAAGGTAAACCGTGTATATTATTGTCATGCAACTGCTTAGGTGTAAAAGTCATGTTTTGGATTTTAATAGCTTCTTCACTATTAGCCATTGCATAATTTAATTTATCAGCATACGTATTGTTAAATGTACGTAATTTTTCTTTTTGAAAACCTACTTGTTCTAAAGGAGAAAGATGAGCTATACGGTCAGCTTCCGGATAAATATCTGGACCTGACAGTTTTATCATTTCATTTTTAATTTCGTGATATCTAGTATCAATTTCTGTTAAAGTAGATAATTCATTTTGTAATTCTATTAATTTCTTAGAGTTAATATTTGATTGTTCTATAGCATCTAATCTTCCTCGTTCTACACTTTCTTGAATATGCCTATCTCTCATATCTTTAAGAGTAGAAGAAAATTCAGTTAACTCTTTATTTATTTTTTCTGTTTCTCTAATACCACGATCACCCATTCTTTGAGCCATGTTGGTACGTTGAGACATAGCTGTTTGAGCATTACTACGTTCAGCTGACCTAAGACGGTCGATGTTTCTATCGTATGATGATGACATAATTACTTCTTCCTACTTGCTTTCCACGCTTCACCAGCATCAGTTGATAACCAATCTCGATGATCTGAATAACCACCAACTGCAGTACCTGCTAATCCTAAAAGTAAACTAGCTGAACTTGGTTTAGCTTCTAACTCTGGAGCCAATGGTGTTGGTCCATGTATAGGTGCAAATCTAATTGCTTCATATGTATCACGAGATTTACCTGCTCCTTCTTCTCTTGATATATCTTTACTTATTGTTGTTTCTTCTTCAGCCATCATTAGCTTGTGCAATATCTGAGATTTTTCTTGTCCCATTTCTTTAGCACTTTTACCTGCTAATCTAGCTGCAGTTGCACCTGTTTGTGTACCTGCATATTCATTTTGATACATCTTTCTTACAGACTCCTCAATTTTCATATCTGCGTCAGCAAATAATTGATTGAGTTTTACATCTTGTTGAGTCCATTGATCTACCATAGCTCTGTAAATATCGTCTTGTTTGACATCTTCAAGAGCCATGTCATTTCTATATTGAGCACGATCAAGCATAACCTCTCGATCATACAATCTATTTTGTTCTTCAAAGTTACGCAATTTAGCACGGTTTCTACCTGCTACTGCATTACTTTCTGCTTGATGTCCTGCTACCTGACCGGCCATTGATAGACCTGTCGATATCATTGTTACTGGTTCGCACACGGCAAAATTCTATAAAGGTTAATTTGTTAGGACCATGTTCAAGTTCCCGTAAGAACTTAAATCCTAGAAACTTTAGAAGTTTTAGATGAGCGGTATTCCGTTTATCTACAATGTTCCAAAGGAGTTTTTCTTCTCTACTTTCTATAAATCGTTTAGCTTCTCGTGCAAAGGTGAATGGGTAGTCATGTATAGCTGGGGTGCATAACATCCATATTTGTCCACCTTCCTGTACTCCGGCTAATCCGGCAGTCTTGCCGTTAGGCACTTCAAAGTAAACTGTGTCTCCATTAAAAGCAGCAAATGGTATATACCAGCGTGGGAAATGGCCATGACCTTCCCATACTTCTCTATAGTCATCTGTACGAAGATTAGAGGCAACTTCAACAGCCGCCTCCATTGTAATTGGGTGAATGTATTTAGACACGTTTATAATATCTAGGTGAATAATCTCCTTCCCAATTCATTGAAAATAAAGTGGCAGGAGAAGGGTGATTTGATTTTATATGTACACTTAAATTTGTGTTCCTATCATATACTGGTATTGTATGTTGATAGTCTGATGCTATTGATGCAGTACTTGCATTAACATCATCCCATTCTTGAGACTCAACAGTATAGGTAAAGTCAGCTCTTCCCTTACGTTTTAAAGTTACATCTAATACTCCTACATCTCCGAAGTCAAAGTTCATTCTATGTATAACAAGAGATCCTCTAGTTTCAGAACTACTACTTTGTCCATCAGATTGTGTAACATAAACTTTAGGTAATTCAACTTCAAATTCATATTCATAACCAATAATTAAATCAGTATTAACGGCTGTGGTAGACGTACCAGCTTCAGTAGATGTCTTCCAATTACCGGGTAAAGTAACTGTTTGGTTAGGAGCTGTACCTGTAATATTAGCTGTTGGGATATCATAACTCGTACCAGCTGCATCACTATCAGTTATAGTATAAGCTGTGAGTGTACGAGAGCTATAGAATCCTGCACCTAAGGTAAACGTTGTTACATCACTAGAACTATTATAGGTCATATCACCAGATGCAATAGTTTTCTTTGTATCTAAATGCACCCTATTTTCATCTGGAGCTGTTCCTATCATAGGTGTAGCTGAAGATAATTTTATGTCAAATTTTTCTAATGTATATGTGGAGCCAGTATTCAATACGGCATAATATTTATCATCCATTATAACATGATAAATAACATTATTAGGTAGTGTCCATCTGAACCATGCAGATTGAGCACGTTTATCTCCAGATTCATACCATTTATAACCCCATACTTCATTACTTGCAGTATGTAAAGTACTATCTACAGCAAATAATAAGAGGTTATTTTCAGTAGAAGCGGTTACTGTAGTAATTTTTTGAGGGAATAATTCTGCAACTATCTTACTTTGTTCTTCAACGTTAGGTTCATTTCTAGTAGATATATTCCCTATTTCATAAAACCTAGCTTCTCTTGCTGTACTATTTAGGAATCCTATCGTAGTTCCTAAAGACACAGGGTTACTATCTTCATTGAATGCGTATGATGATACATATGATATCTTAGCTGTCTCAGGAGTAAGCAAAGCTTCCGCTCCTGAACTTAATAAGAACTGTTCACTAGCACTAAATATGAGTAAACCTCCGGCTGTTTCTACAGCATCATGTAATTTAGTAGGAAATGTAGAACTAGATTGTAAATCAATAGGGTCTGCGTTAGAAATTGCCATCGCAGTTTTTACCCAAAAATTATAGAAGTCATTTACTCTAGATAATATAACATTTTCTGCACTAAGCAGAGCAATTCTATTTCTAAAGAACAACATCTTTTGAATTGGATGTCCTACAAATGATGGTTCAGGGTTTGTTACATCATCACCTACGTCACGCTCACCCCAATCAGGATAACCAAATTGAAATGCACCGTTAGCATAAGATGTAGCACCACCACCATTTATAGAGAATGTCCCTGGAAGTACTCTGGTGAGCTTCAGAGGCATTGTATCGTTGTCAAAGGTAGTTGTTATAGCAGGAGCTGCTACCTCTTCCCACACGCCCTCTCCGAAGCGACAGGGATGAACTGTAACATTACCACTAGTTGTACCTGAGGAAGCATCTGTTACAGTAAATGTATTAGCGTCAGCAACACTTGTTATAGTATAGAAGTTATCACTACCATTACCACTTGTAAAATCAAGTATAACTTGACTACCGTTAGCTAGTCCATGGTTTGTAGATGTTACTGTTACTGTACTACCTGATCTAGCATATGTAGCTTGTTGTACTATATCTGCTGTTACACCTTCAGCTTGGAAGCGAAGGTAGTAATCGTCCATATCTTCACCACTATTAACAATACGTACTGTATAACCATGACGACATACACGAGGTAAGTTAGCTATGTTATTAGCTTCTGTTGTAGTAACAGTCATTAATTGTTTTTCTGGTGAGGTTATACCAAATGGAGTAGCTCTATATAAATGAATACCATTTCCACAAATCGTAGCTGTAATACCATGTCCACTTATAGCATCTAATGCTGTTTTTAAATCTCCTAATATTCCTCCAGAAGACACATGTTCATCAGCAGTAGAAGATGTAGGAGCTGGACGTACCATAGCTACATTAGCTCTGGATATAACGTTTACGTGACTTTTAACAGTAGCTGTAGTTGTTACACCTTTTGCTGAAGTATGTGCATGAGTATCATTTGTTGTCCATCCTTCTCCACCAAACTGTAGTTTTACATAAGCTTGATATGTATCGTGGTAGACATAATCACTATCCACAGGTGCAGTAGGTTGAGGTGTACAGCGAATATCCATCTCATACCTAAGGTTACTTTTTCCACCTGAACTAGCATTAGGAGGTGAAGTAGATCCTATAGCTGTACCTGAATTAACATTTACAGTTTCCCTACCTGCTCCCTTACAGTCACCATCACTGGTTCCACTATAGTCAGATGTACCAGATAATGGTGCATTTATAGAAGCAACTGTTAAACTTGTAGCTCTAGGATGTGTATATGTTGTATTACTGGTTGGATCATATATATCTAACGCATATTGCTTACCGTAAGATATAGTATCTAAAGATATAAATGCTTCGTTTAACTGAGGTGCTGACTTTTGTGAAGCATTAGTTAACATTGCTACATTTTTCCTTCTGTTACAAAAGAATGTAGTTTCATTAATTGTCATTACCTGTATGTCAGAAGACTTTTCATCTGACAATGCGGTGTTATCTAAATAGGTAGCTTTGTTAGTACCAGCTACATTAGCATAATCAACTGGTATAACTGCTCCATCACTACATCTCCATATAGTAACTGTACCATCTGCAGCAGCTTGACCTATATACTGTTCATCATCTTGAGTATATATGTTAAACCACTTAGCGTTAGCTACAGTAGAAGGAGATATTGTACTTACTAATTGACTTCCGGGACGTTTAATAAGTTGGCGTACAACGTCAGGTACACCATTAACTAAATCAACAACTTGACCCGGAATCTTTTTTTCGTCAGGTTGTGTTGACATACCTAATACATAACTAGGTATTTTTTGAGTAACACTTGCCATTAGCGTCTTAGCATTTGATAAGGTTTATAAGATTGATATGCAGAATCATCTGGCCAACCCAAATAGTTATGGTCACCTTGATTGCATTCGTATTCTAGACATGCAGCTCTAGCTTGTTGTTCAAAAGTAGCCATCATCTTTTGTAGTTCAGCATTAGAAACTAATTGTACTGCGGCTCTACCGCAAGCTTTATATATAATATATCTTTGGAATGGAGCTGGTATATCGTCAAAGTCTAAGAGTCTGACATAGTTAAAATAAAAATAATCATCATCTGGAAATTCAAATGTATGATTAACTCTATCATATACTTTCCATAGTCCATCTGAATCTTTTCTTCTTACAAAATCTCTAGTACGATCCCATGAATCATCTCTATCTATACGTATAACGTCAGATGGTATTATAAATTTATTAGATGTTTTACTAGAATTTTTGATATGATATTCTAAGTTGAAAGTCCATCCTTCAGATTGTATATCTTGATTAGATTCTTTCAATATATTGTACACAAAAGATATTTCTGGATTGGTAAAATCTATCGATGCTATAGGAGACTGACCTATGCTACCCAAGATTGAGTTAACTGCGGATAGTTCGGTATCGAGTGTTGTAGTTGTGGTAGTCATAGGTTAAGAATTATGAATAAAAAAAAGGGAGGTCGTGAAACCCCCCTTTATGTGTTATGTATACTGTCCAGCAACGACAGCACAAGTATCAGTTGTACCTGATCCTCCTACTGTTCCGTATGCTAAACGTAAGTTTTTAGTTGTGGATGCAACAGCTGATGCTGAACCTGATCCACTTGTATCTGAAGGAGATATACGAGTCTCTGTACCTTGACAAGATCCGTATTCTCCAACTGCTGTTGGAGCTGCCATAATATTTAATTAGTTTAAGAAACTGTTCCTATGTTAGCAGGACTCAAATGCTTCCTACCATACTCTAAAGGAGTAGGAGGATTTTTCGTGAT